TCTACATGGCTAGGATCTGGGTACCGCACGCCCGCTACCTTGTCTGGGGCCCCGAAGAAGAGACCGTGAACCACGCGGCACTCCGCGAACGGGTACGCAACATCGCACCACCAATGCCCACCCGCGAACTACTCCCATGGCTCCGGACGCACGCGAAGATAGCCATCACATCCATGGACATACGCAACTGGGCACGCCGCGGGAAACTCCGACCACACACCATCCACCCACAACCCACCTACCACCCACACGAAGTCCTCAACGCATGGCACGACACACGGACACAAAAGTAGCTGCATCGCATTAAAACTGATAGTGTGTCAAGACGAGGGGACAGTTGTTTCCTGATCCAAGGCCAGTCAATGCGACTGGCCTTCTTCGTTTTAAAGAAGTGCCACTGAATCAGTGGTGCCGGGCGACGGATATGCAACATCCGCACCCCGGTTGACTGGCCCGAGCGGCAGCCCAAACTGCGGCACTCGCGATTAGAACAACTAAATAGCAAGGCTCCGCCGAAACACCCATCAGCGGCGGAGAGGTACTGACTGCGGATCCCACCTCGGAACAGTGGGCGCGTGTTCGACTCACGCCAGTACCACTTCAGATCGCACCTTCAGCGCCAGGAGGAACGCAAATGGACGCATGCCCAGCCTGCACAGCATCCCTCGCCCGCGACTCCGCACCACACTGCGAGTCGACGACCTGCATCTGGCTCACCTGCGGCAAATGCAGGACCAAGATCGCACCCGACCGCGAAACATACTTCCGCGACGGTGTCATCTGGGGCAACAGTGCCGGCTACATCAAAGGGAAAGAGCAGACCACGTGAAGCTCATCATCAACACCACGGACGGCGGGAACCTCACAGTCGAGGACTTCGACGCTGTCTCGGTGATGACCATGCTCGAGGAATGGGACAACCACCCAGTCCTGACCGTCGCACTGGACACTGGCACCGCGTACATACCCAAGACAGCAGTTGCCCGCATCGACACCATCGACACGTGACCTTATGGGGTGGCGGGTATGCGGTAAGCCAGGCTGCCCCACCACCTACGACGGGGCACAGTCACGCTGCGACGAACACCAGACCAAAGCGAAGAAGAAGCACTGGGAAGACAGCAAGGTCTACAAGACAGCAGGCCACCGGGAGTTCAGGCGGCAGGTACTCGAGCGAGACCCTATCTGCACCCTCTGCCACATCCGCGCATCCACCACCGCTGACCACTACCCCAAGTCACGCAAAGACCTGATCGCACTCGGCTTCAACCCCGACGACCCACGACACGGGCGCGGCCTATGCACCGGCTGCCACAACAGCGAGACAGCACAGCACCAACCAGGTGGCTGGAACCAACGCGACTAACCACCACACCACACACGCTGCACGCCACACGGGCCAAGGAGCAGACGACGATGACACTCACTCATCACACGTCCACAGGAGCCGCACACAGGCCCTCCCAGGCAGGCCGTGCGCCTGGGGCCAGCCAGCCCCCGGCAGGGGTGGGGGGCACCCCCCTCGACCCCCTCCGATAGAGACGCGCCGGAGAGGTCAACTTTTCCCCAGTCAGGTTCAAACACTCTGGGACCGGGGGGCGGGGCGACGCGATGGCTGACCAGTTTGGCAACAACGTAGACGGCGAAGTTTGGGTGCCAATCCACGACCACGCAGGAGGGGAGGCGAATCGCCATGGACCTGATGACCATCCTGATCATCCTTGCAATCATCGCGCTCGTCATCTGGATAGCCCGGAGGTAACTGGACATGTTTGTCGTGAAATCGAACCGCCCCGGCTTTGAAACTGTGACGCTGACGGCCACCACCACGCTCGCGGCCGTCGATGAGGCCGCGGCGCTGCTGCCCGCTGATCCTGATGCTTGGGCGCGGATCGACGACAAGTGGGTGTCCGCCGGATGGCCGGGACTGATTGTGCCGGCTGCTTGGAACGTGACCTTCCCGCCGCACGGCAATGCCCAGCAATGGGTGGAGTGGGTCGAGTAGCCCACCGAACGACTTCCCCGCCTGAAAACGGGAAGCAAGCGCAACGGCTGGTGACCGTTGCACCGCCGGACCCGGGAGGGCTGCAGAAACTCCCGGGCCTGGCACCAAGTACTTTCCCCTGGCGCAAGGTCAGGGGCTTTTTGCTGCGCAATGCAGCGGATCGGTAGGTCGCAATGCGTATCCAATTTGTCACCGTCCCAGGCTCCGAAAAGGTCCTCCTGTGCATCAGTGAAACTCGGACATCCAGCCCTGCTGCAATGCTTGCTGGCACGGAAACCCTGAAGGATGGGCTTGGCGTCGGCGCTGTGTTGATCACCGAGGAGGTTGTCCACTTCGAGCCAGCGAGGGATGAGCCCGAAGATGATGACGAAGACGCTGAGGCTGTCCATCCCTGCGAAGGATGCTTGGTCCGCCCCGGCGGCAAGAGGGTAGCGTCCCAGGATTGCGATCATGCCTAGCGGTGGAGCTCGTCCGCGTTCCGGGCCTGGTGCTGATCCGAACGCGTTGCGCCGGTTCCGGAAGGATGATCAAAAGTCCTGGACAGATCTGGATCCTGCCGGCTACCGGGGCGAAGTTCCCGAGTACCCCTTTGCTGAGTCTGAGTTCGCTCACCCGTCGCCGTCGATCAACGCAGAGCAGGAAATGTGGGCGAAATTGTGGCGGAAGCCGCAGGCGGCCATGTGGGCGAAGCTCGGCATGGAAAACAGCCTGGCAATGTACGTCCGGTCCTTCCTCGAGGCGTCCAAGCCCGAAGCACCGGCGTCGCTCCGCACAGCTGTCCTCCGGATGGAGGGTGAGCTGGGCGTTTCGATTGTCGGCATGCGCGGGCTGCGGTGGCGGCTGAAAGCTGACGATCTGGAGGAACGTCGCGAGGAGAAAAAGACGGCGGCGAGACGAGCGCCGGCACGGCCCCTGACTGCGAGGGAGCGCCGGTTGAAGGCGGTTGGAGATGGTAGCTAACGGACTGACCTTCCCCAAGATCACGCTGGACGTCGCTGTGGAGTGGATGGAAAACCACTGCATGGTGCCCGACGGCGACGCTGAAGGCTCATATTTCAAGCTCCGCGAGTTCCAGCATTGCTACATAGCCAACCACTACGCCGTGAAACGCAGCGCTCGGCCGGGCATGTACTCGGCTGCGTTCGTGAATCGCCGGTCGATCCTCATGGATGCTCAGAAAAAGGGCAAGTCCCCGCTGCTCGCGGCGCAGATCTGCCTTGAGGCTGTCGGGCCGGCCCTGTTTGCCGGCTGGGCTGAGGGCGGCGAGATTTACGACTGCCGGAATTTTGGTTGCGGGTGCGGATGGACGTACGAGTATGAGCCGGGCGAGCCGATGGGAAAGCCATGGGCGACTCCGCTGATCCAGCTGACCGCGACGTCTTACGAGCAGACTGACAACACCTACGACGCGCTGCGCCCGATGATCGACAACGGTCCGCTGTCGATGATGATCCCGAACACCGGCGAGGAAATGATCCGGTTGCCGGGCGGCAAGAACTGCTACATCGCCCCAGTAACGTCGAAAGCCAACTCCCGTCTAGGTCAGCGCGTCACGTTCGTGCCCTGGGATGAGACGGGCATCTACCTCAAAGAGAACGGCATGTGGAAGGTCTACACGACCCAGAAGCGTGGACTGACTCTGATGGGTGGCCGCGGCGCGGAGATGACGAACTGCTATGACCCTGCCGAGGATTCGGTGGCGAAGGCCACGTACGAGTCCACGGAGAAGGACATCTACAAGCAGTACGTCGAACCGCCCAAGGATCTCGATTTCCACGACAACAAGCAGCGCCTGCAGCTCCTGAAGTTCAACTACGCCGACGCGCCCTGGGCGCTGCGGAACCTCGCAGCAGTGGACAGTGACGCGAAGGAGCTCATGAAGCGTGACCCCGCCGAGGCGGAACGCTTCTACGGCAACCGCCTCGTCGTTGGCCAGGGCCACTGGATCCGGGAGACGGACTGGATGCGCAAGGCTGTGAAGCCCCGCCGCGTACCGGCCGGGACGATGATCACGCTCGGAATCGACCTGTCGAACAACAACGACTGGACGGGTATCCGTGCCGAGACAGCCGATCACTACCAGTTCACCCCGACCTATGGTGACGCGAAGCTCCCGACGATCTGGCGGCCGACCGATTTCGGTGGCCGGATCCCGCGCACGGAGGTTGCCGCGGCCATCGATTACCTCTGCAACCATTTCACCGTTGTCCGTGCCTACGTCGACCCTGCCGGGTCCGCGAAGGGCGCTTCAGCGGAGGACGACGCTGTTGAGGATGACTCGTGGCGGCTGGAGCTGAAGGAATGGCAGGCCCGGTACCAGCGGGAGAACCCCAAAACGGGGAAGCTCGCGCCGGTGTTCTTCCCCTGGGAAACCTATTCGCTGTCCAAGATGCACCCCGCGCTGGAGACCTTCAGGGCTTCGGTCCTGAACCCAGATAAGGGCGGTTTCACGCATGACGGCTGCGAAACCACCAAGTTCCATGTCCGAAACGCCGTGGTCCGCAACCGGACAGGCCAGCGCTACATGCTCGGCAAGCCTTCCGAGCATCAAAAGATCGACCTCACACAGTCAGCAGTCCTCGCCCACGAGGCGTCCATGGACGCCATGTTGGCCGAGGAATTCAGTGTTCCAGAAGAAGAGTACGCCTACGTGTTTTGAGAGGGGGCCAACGTGGCTCTAGACCTAGCGGAGGCGGCGCGCAAGCTGGACAGGCTGTACAAGAAGCTGGAGCCACAGGCCAAGGAAGCCAAGGAACTCAAGGGCTTCTACAGGGGCGATCAGCCGCTGAAGTTCGCCTCGGATCAGTGGTCCGAGGAGCACCGCGACCAGTACAAGGATTTTTCGGATAACTGGTGCGAGGTCGTTGCCAATTCCAACGCGGAGCGGATCAACGCGATCGGCATCAAGCTCCCGAAGAAGAACGGCAAGACCTCGCCGAAGCAGACGCCGGCTGAGCGGGCGCTGTGGGACATGTGGCGCGCAGCGGAGATGGACTCCCTCTCTCAGCAGGGCTTCCTCGATTCCATCGTGGCCAGGCGCAGCTTCGGGTACGTGTGGGGTAACGACGACGGTTCACCCCTGCCGGGGTGGAAATCAGCCGAGCAGGCCTACGTTGAGTACGACCCGACCACGGGGATTGATCGACGGGCCGGGATCCTCATCTGGGATGACGAGGAAGACGGCGTCGAGTTCGCCGACCTCTACACCAAGACCGAGGTGTGGCGGTTCAAGCGGTCCAAGTCGTTCGGCGTCAGCGGCCTTATCCTCCCGACGAACCTGACACTGGCCGGCGGCTGGGACTACGTCGCTGACGGCCCGAACCACCTGGGCCTCGTTCCCCTGGTCGAGTTCGGCAACCGCCCGGTCCTGAACCACGGCCCGCTGTCGGACATCGCGGGAGCTGCTTCCATGCAGGACGCCATCAACCTGCTGTGGGCATACCTGTTCAACGCCGCGGACTTCGCATCCATGCCGGCCCGCGTGATCATGGGCCAGCAGCCGCCGAAGATCCCCATCCTCAACGAGCAGGGCGTCAAGGTCGGTGAGCGCGCCATCGATCCGAAGGAACTCACCAACGGTCGCATGCTGTGGCTGACAGGCGAGAAATCGTCCGTCGGCCAGTGGGACGCCGCCAACCTTGAGGTCTTCACCCGGGTCATTGAGCAGGCCGTCGGGCACATCGCAGCGCAGACCCGCACCCCGCCGCACTACCTCGTGGCGAACAAGGGCCTGTCGAACCTGTCCGGCGATGCGCTGAAGGCCGCCGAGACCGGGCTGGTGTCCAAGGTCAAGCAGACCGTGAGCTACTTCGAGCCCCGCATGCGGGACATGTTCCAGCTGCTCGCCCTGCAAATGGGCGACAAGAAGGCCGCTGAGCAGTCCCGGCTGGCCCGGATCGTGTGGCAGGACATCGAGAACCGGTCCGAAGCGCAGCAGTCCGACGCGCTGCTGAAGAAGCAGCAGGCCGGCTACCCGTTCGAATGGCTACTCAAGGAACAGGGCCACTCTCCGGAGGAGATCTCGGAGATCATGGACCTGAAGCGCCAGGAAGTCGCTGACAAGATGGCCGCAGGGCTGTCTGACCTCCTGAACGCGCCGACGCCGCCGCCCGTGACGGACCCGGCGCCTGAACCTGCACCGGTGCCGTGACAATCGAGGACGTCGCCCTCGCCAACCAGCGAAGGGCGCGGCTCAGGGCAGGTCTGACCGCCAACAAGGTGCTTGCGCAGTGGGAGACCATGGACCCCCGGAACATCGGCGGCTCCTGGGCGCACATCGCGCCGGCGGTCTACCTGCTCGTGGCCAACGCCCAAGCCAACGCGGCCGCCGAGGCTGACCCATACCTGGTCAAGGTCGCCGCAGCCAACGAAGCGGTGTCCATCACTGAGGCGCCCGTGAGCCCCGCCGGGTTCACAGGGGTGGCCAGCGACGGGCGGACCCTGCAGGGTGCGCTCCTGACCGGGCCAGTCACGGCTTTGCAGAGCATCAGCGCGGGCATGCCCCCTGCTGACGCGCTGCTGGCCGGTGGCGCCGCGCTGAAGGCCATGGTGACCACCCAGGTCGCCGACGCCAACAGGGTGGCAACGCAGCTGTCCATGTTCATGCGAACCCCCGACGTCCTGCCTGACGGCGTGACCAAGGGGCCGGGCGGGCGGTTGTTCGCCACGGACGGGAAGGGGCGGCAGCGGCCGTACTTCCGGCCGCGCTTCTACGTCCGGATGGTCAACCCGGGAGCTTGCAACCGGTGCATCATCCTCGCCGGTGTCCGCTACCGTCGCGCCCAGGCGTTCAACCGGCATCCTGGCTGCGGGTGCACGCACATCCCGGTTGACGAGAACCTGGACGACGTCGCACCCACTGACCCGAAGGTTTTCTTCGATTCCCTGTCACCAGGGGAGCAGGACAAGAAGTTCGGGAAGGCTGGGGCCGAGGCGATCCGGATGGGCGCGGACATGAACCAGGTGGTCAATGCCCGCCGCGGCGTCAGCTACGCCGGAGTGTCCGCCGACGGGACGAGGCGCGGTCAGAAGCTCCTCAACCCGTACACCACGGAAGGAGTCACGAAGCGCGGCCTTTACGGGGTCACGCAATCGTCGTTCAAGAAGACCTCGGAGAGCCGCTACACGCGGGCTGCCACAGCCCGGCTCATGCCGGAAGAGATCATCCGGCGGGCCGGCAGCCGCGAAGAGGCCATCCGTCTGCTCAGGCAAAACGCTTTCATTTTCTAACCAATCCATAGCCCGCAACGGGCACTCGCAACGAGGGGAATCCCACAATGTTCAAGAAACTGCTCCATGGAATCGACATGTCCGCACCGGACGCAGTCGAGCAGCTCATCGCCTTCCACTACCGCACCTTCGGGGACGCGGTTATGGTGGACCCGCCAGCACCTCCGGCCGATCCGGCGCCCCCTGCTGATCCTGCCCCGCCGGTAGATCCTCCTGCCGA